TGTTTTAGAGCAATTTACAGAGCTTTTAGAAAGAAAGATTTATTCACTACTACTACAAATTAGTTCTGCAAAAAAACAAAAAACAATTATAGGCAGTAGTGAATTAAAAGAAGGTTTATCTCATTATTTAGACGCTTTGGTAGACTTAGAGTGGACAGCACACAATGGAACTTGCTTTTCAGGTCTTACAAAAGAATACTCTGAACATTTTGAAAAAGTAACAAAGGCTAATTGGAGTAAGTTTGATGTAAATGCAAAAGATGCTTTTATTACTAAACAAAATTATTTGGATAAGGGTATAGATACTCACTTTGAAGAAAAGGTCTTGAATGATACAACTTATTATGTAACATATAGAAATGATAAAAAGATTATGAAGTCTTATCGTTTCAAAGAACCACAATTAACTTTATTTTAACTAATGATACAAGAACACGAAACAAGAATACCTAATTTTTCATTGTACGAAGGACACGATAAAAAATGGTTGTTTGATAATAACTATGATGTTGTGTGGTATGCAAAGAGTATAGACCTTTCAAAACCTATAAGTGAAGGAGTTGTATATAGCTTTCACGATGAAGAATATTTTACTTTTTGTGCTCCTGCTAACTTAGATTTAGAAGAAACTATGGTGTATGAGACAAAAGATTACATATTCGAAGAATTTATTATTGACCTTAATTTGTATTAATATGATGTATTTAAAATCAATACATGATGAAACTTATTACTATTTTAGTGCAGAAGAAGTAATGGTAAAAATGTTTACAAGTAATGCTGTAGAAAGAGGTTGGACAACTAATCAAAATCCTTATTATTTGGGAAGCACATCTAAATATGCTGTACAAATGGAACAAACACAAGAGATTACAAAAGAAGCATATATGATTGCATATAATAAGTTTGTAAATGGATTTTTAACTTTTAAATACGTTTAGTTTACTAAACACTTTTAATATGCAAGAAACTACATATAAAGTATTAATGTATAATGGTGGTTATGTGGATTTTGAAAAAATATCATCAGGAATTTACACAAAACAAACTCCTTCGTTATATGACGCAGAAACTACAATAGAAAATCTAATTGTTAGAATAAAAGATATTCAGATAAGTGATGATTGGACAGCAAATATTGTTGAAAATTTAAGACAATGTGAATTAGTTGAAGTTAAATTAACTTTTGTAAAATAATATGACAAAACGAGAAGTTGTATTAAATCAAATTCATTTACAAGAAAAACTTCAACAAGCAGGATTTAATATTGTAGAATGTGGTAATTGTGGTACAGTATTAATTCACAAAACTGGTGATGAAACTACACATTGTTTTTGTGGGGAAGAAATGGATTTATGTGATTGTTCAGACTTGTATTATTCAGGAATGGAAAATAATAAAGAATTTGAAGAAAAATAATATGAAAGACGTAATAGTTAAGTTTGTTCCCAATCTTGAAGTTGGTGAGCTACATGCTCTTATACTTATTGAGCAGGACGATTGTAGTAAAGTAGTATTACTATGTCAAGATAGAATTTGTGTAGCAATAAAAGATGGTGAAGTGTACAGACCATATCCTAATACGCACGCATTAGATTTATTTGATTATATAAATGGTACAATGTAAACAAAACATACCAAGAATTACGTGATAATAATAAATTGTAAAAAAATAACATGAAAACATTTAATGAAGTACAAGAGATTTTTAATAGCTTATCTGTATATGAATTAATTGAATATCATACAGAATTAGTTGAATATAGTTTATATCCATCAGAGCAAGATATGCCGTTAGTTTATAAAGTTGTTAGATTAGTGTATGGTGAAGTTGATATGATTCATTTACAAGTTAATGCTTTACATTGGCATTTTGCTTCTGCTTGTGTTAAAACTTTGAAAAAATTACCTAAATTAGTTTAAAATAATATGAAAGACAGAAAAGAAATTATAGACCATTTATTTCAGTCAGCTTGTGGTTATGGTATGGCTGAGGGAAATGGAATACAATCTAAGTTTGATGTAGATGGTGATTATATGCCAAATAAATCAGGTGGTACTGTGGAAGGTGGTAAAAAAGCATTTGCTAAATGTATAAATGCTATACCAGAAAAATACTTTGAAGATTTTTTATACACTTTGTATAGAATTGCTGATAAAAGTGGTTCTGATGGATTTTCAATAGATTAATTTAAAAATAATTTGTTTGAGATTTGGATAATATAAATATTTGTTGTACCTTTGCATCAATGACGAGAACAACACCAAATATACGTATTATTACAAAGAAATTTGTGGGATTTATTACAGAAGAAGTCTGTTAATAGGTTTCATTTTTTTGTTAAACTATTCCCTCTGGGTGCGTATATTTGTAGAAGTTCTCGTCAAACTTACTAATGAATATTTCCCAGAGGGATTTTTGTTTACTTGCCCTATAACTAAGTTTGCCTCAAACAATGTATGAGGACTATTAATGAACATCAGATGACACCTAATCAATATGGAAGTCGTTACAACAGTCGTACTATTACGGCTTTGGATAAGGTAATGTTCACCCTTATCAAAATTCCCAGATTGACCGCATTATAACCTTTTAGGGCTTAGTTTTGACAAATAATGTGCTGGTTCTTATACTCAAACTTCCGATGTACGCAGTTAAACTAAGTGGGGAGTTGAGTGATATGACGAAACGTATTTTTACTTAATTCACCCCTACACTATTGTTCAATTTAAAGCAATTTTTATTTTATTGGGGCGTAGGGGATATTAGTTCCATTCTGAAATGTATGTGTATTATTTACACTAAGCTAAAATTTTAATTAAATAAAACTATGGAAGATTTATACAATTTTATACACAATATAATATTTAAAGCAGTAAACAATATTCCTATGAATGGTAAATACAAACCATATAAGGAATTAGATTTTGAATTGGCTTATACATTAAAACCTTTATTGAAATTTTTTACACAAGAACAATTGCAAGATTATTGTAAATGGAGTAAAACTCAAAAAACTTGTTGGGTAAGAAAATCCTTCTATAAAACAATGGAGTATAGAGGATATACTGTACAATGGTGTATATTTGAACCTAAGTATAATAAACATGGTATGAGTGCTTTAATTTATACCAAATATGTGTGTTATCATACTAACAATAAGTATAAAGAAGTGGTAATGGGTAAGACTATTAAATCTGAATTTGTTATGCCAGCTAATTATACAATTCACGAATTTATAAATGGGCATTTATCAAATAAAGAATTTAAAAAAGAATTAGATAAAATAATCAAACGAGAAAATGAACATACAATTTGAAACAGGACAAGGGAAGTTTACTTTGATAAAAATAGCTGAAACTTGGAATAAAAAAGATAGATTAGCTGTATCAATGGGAATTGAGCAGGAACTGTTATCTGTAAATCAATTTTATCATCCTATACAAATAGTTGAGTTAGGATTTGTAAACGAATTAACAGAAGAACAATGGAGTGTTGTTGTAGGTAAGGTTAATTGGTCAGATAAAGCTAAATATTTGTGTTATGATGATTCAGATACTGTATTGTTTAAATCAGCAATTAAATCTGGTAAATCATTAATGGAAAGTTTAGGAGTAGATATTACAGATAATTATTTTTTGGTAAAGCATTTATAAGATTATGAAATATTTACATGAGAAAATACCAATATTAATAAGATATTTAGAAAGAGGTCTGTGGAGTGTTGAAATTGCAGATAATTACAAAGAGTATATACCAGCTTATCAGCAAGATATTAATTTTGAAGATGTACTATTTCATTTTCACATTCCTATTTGGAATGGCTTTGATGAAAGAAGTGTAACAAATTACTTCAGTAATAAAAAAATAGCTATAAGTGTAGCTAAATACGTTAATGAAACATATTTGAACAATAAAGGTGAAATAATACAATGAAATATTATCTATACAACGAACACAGTAAATTAGTACAGACTTTTAATAAATTTGATACAAATACCATAAGAGAAGCTATTATAGAGCAATTGAAAGTACATAAATTGATTACTTATGAGAAAGACAATGAGAACACAGATGAAGTAGGTAATACAGTATTAGATTTATATCAGATTAATCCTGCCAACGGAGAGCCCTCAAAGATTTTTGAGAAATACGGAAAAATGTTTTATTTTTCATTAGTAAGTGATGATGACGAACAGTAGAAAAAAGATATTCAAAAGATTACGTAATGCAGGGTATAACCTAAGACTGTATATAGAAATGTTAAGATTAAGGATTACAGATAAACAATATAATTATGAGGAACATGGAGATTAGTTTAATAGAACAATGAAAGCAGAAAGACCTATTTACAATGAGCAAACTAATCAATGGGAAATATGGGATTTTGTGTATGAAGAAAATAACGAAAAGTATTATGAGCTTCATACATTTTGGTCATACAAAGAAGCTATTGATTACTGGAAAATATTAAACCCAAAAAATAATAAATAAAAACCTTGTCATTTACTTGATTAGGTTTCTTTTTTTAAGTATATTTGTAAAATAAACATTTAATCTTATGGAATTTAGTGAGAAATTAAAAGTAAAGATATTACAAGTTTTGATTAGTCAAGATATTTCTTATAAAGCAAATGTCGGGGAAGTAATAACTATGGATTTACTATCATATTTAGATAGATTAGAATATACCTTGCAAGAACTTGTAGATATACAGAATGAATTAGATTATAAATTATCTGATAATCAGTTGTTGTTTGTATTTATAGCATTAGAAAATAACCTTGAATTATCTTATGATTATTCGGGTAGAGGAATGTATGGTGAGCAATGTCCAAGTGTAGTTGGTAATGATACAGATACTAAGTATTTTAGTGGTGTATCTATTAGAACAGATAGTGCTGGTAAATACGATACTGTAATTTATGCACAAAACTAATGGGAATGTTAGAATTTGCTAACCCTATCCCAGTTGTGATAAAAGAAACTAAACAATTGGGATATGCTTTGTATGTAACAAGTTCGGGCACTCTGGAAAATGATGTGTTCTGTGTAGTTTTATGTGATGGCGGAACAATACTTCATGTTTTAACTAATCAAATTGTAATTCATTCAAATAAAACATTTAACATTACAAAACAAGAATTATGACTACTATATTAAGTAATAGCAAAGAAGTTAAGTCTAAGTGTTTAGATTATATTGGTGTAGAGTGGTTAAATGTAAAAGAAAGCTGGGTAAGCGAAGTGCAAGAATCTGTAATTAATGAGTTTGATGTATCAAAGTATCACAGTAAAGAAGATTTTATATTAGATTATGGTATATTAGGATTTAATTGCAGGTCTATAACTGTTTTTGATGATTTGAAACATGGTGTTTGTGGTAGAATAGCTAATACATTTCCTTTATTTGTAAATATGACTTATAGTGTAGATATACATTCATTCTTACATTTTTATATCAAAGCTATTAAAAATGAAGATTTGTTATATACACTCTTGAATATTTACAAATCACCAACAAGTAATAGCTTTACAGTTTATACAAGATTACAAACTGTAAAAGATAAGGTTCGTAATTTACATCCTCACCAAGACATCTATTGTATTGATTGCAATAATAACAAAACAATGCAACTATTGATAAATTTGTTAAACTTTTTGATTAGTTTTGATACTTCTGATTATTATAAAGATAAAACTATAATTGAAAACGATTATAGTAGAGTGAATGTTATATTTTTGTCAAATGTAAATAGTCAAGAACATTTGTTATTACAAGAAATTAATAAACTATTCGTAAATACAACATTTATTATTAATGAAATATAGTGATGAGTTATTTTTAAATTATCAAGATGTACAGCAATTATTATGGAAAGAAACTTTTGATGATTATATTGAATTATATCTTGATTTACAATTAGTTGGTGAAGTAGAAGTTTGGACAGATACAGGTAATGGAAGCAAAGAGTATATCATTATCAATTCTGAAATAGTCTATTTAGATAGCATAAAAGAAGTTTATTAACTAAACACATGTTACAATGAAAAAATATAAGTTATTGGTAGACTCTCCATTATTAGGTGTAAGTGCTGGAGCTATATTTATAAAATCATCTGATAAAAGTGATTTTTATGGTTTTACACGTAAAGATGGTTATAGTGATTTTACAACAGTAGATTTTGTAGAAAATACCCCCAATATATTTGAAGAAATTAAACTTACAAATTCTTTTACAGAAGAAGATATGATTAATTTTGCAGAATGGCTTATAGGAGATAAACTTTACAAAGAACAATTAGAGTATTGGGTAAACAAACATAAACATGACTAAGAAAATAGAATTACAAATAATTGAAGATTTTACTTATCCTTTGTATTATGAAGATGAGTTTATTCAAGATATTAACTATAATACTTTCTTACAGTTAAGAGTTGATATTAGAAAATTGAATGATAGATTAGATCAAAAACCTTCTGGTTATTATCTTTTAATTAAAGAAAGGAAAGTTCATATTTTGAAGAATGGAAGGGTTAGTTGTATAGATGAATTAGGTTTCTTTTCTGAAGTACCTAAAAACAATTTTGAATTTCAAGTAAATTGTATGTTTGAATTATTTTAAAAACTATGAACAAATTATATAAATACTTACCATTTGGTATTCAAGGAATGTTAAATGAAGTTAATAAAGCAGAGTTGATTGGTATAAACTATTATCAAGAAAAATTAATACTTAAAAGTGGTTGGTCTTTTGAAGAAGTAGAGTATGATGAGTTTAAACCTATTCTAAGACCATTTGAAGATTTAATAAAAGAGCTACCCTTAACAAAAGCTGCTGCTGAAATGATTGGATTGAAAGAAAGTGAGTTAGTTATACCTATTGATTTACTTAGCCAAGAAAGTAATTTTAATTGGCAACATAAATCAAATTCAGAAAATGAGTTTTTAGTTTTTACAAACGAAAAAGATTTAGATTTTCTTAGAGCTATGAAATTTGCGATTGACTTTAAAGAATGTGACTATATTAAACTAACTGATTAAACATTATGTATATAGGATTTATAAGTTATTCATTTGGAGACCATTATTCTTGGGTATGTAAAGATTGGAAAGAAATGGTTGCATTTTGTTTAGATATGGAAGTAGAAATTGATAGAACAGAACCTTCTTATTTAGACGATAGAAATTATTATCAAGAAAATAATGATGGTACTTGGATTAGTATAGGTTTAGCAAGTGAATATAGTTTGAACCAAATAAAACAGTTTAAAGATGAATCATAATTTTTTACCTTTTGAGATAACTAAGATGTTACCAAAAGTAAATTCTTATCAAAAAGGATTAATTGAATGTGAATTATATAGATTTTACGAAATGATAGAAGACGGTGTTGAGCCATTCGTTAATATTGGGGAAGGTTTGGAATCTGACAGTTATGATTATTTATTTGATGCTTGGACTGTATTAGATGCTTTGTCTTGGCTTGAAACGCAAGATTATTATATTACTTGTAAACAGCAATGGGATAATAAAAATGTATGGTATTTTGATTTACATAAATATAATCCATTAACAATAATGTCTAAAAAAGATATAAAATTAATGAGTTATACTTCAAGAATAGAAGCATATACAAAGGGAATTGAGTATTGTTTAAAATTAATGCAAAAGAATGGAGAATAAAAGCATATTATATTTTGTTGAAGAGCCTTTGATTCAAAAAGCATTACTTGAAGTAGGTTTATTAGTGTGGGATGAGTTTGATGAGCAATATTATTCTTCACAAGAGCTTCAAGAATTGATTTTAAAGCACTCTGATAGTAAGACAAGTAAAACATCATTTAGTGAAAAATCTCTTGTTGTAGAGCAGTTGTGTGAGCAATTTAGGGAAGTTTTTCCCGATAGTAAACACAAACTTGGTATTATAGCTGGTTCTCCAGTCAGAGAGTCTGTAACTACTCTCTCTACTAAAATGGAGAAATGGATAAAAACGTATTACGTTAAGTATTACAAAAAAGATTACGGTGTAGATAAGTTTAATGATTTAATTTTAAAATCTACAAAATCTTATGTAGATAGATGTATTAAGAATAATTCATTTATAATGAAATCTGGGAATTTCATTTACAAAGGTTCTCCTGAAAAAGAATCAGCTTTACTTAACGCAATTGAGATGTATTTAGAAAATAATCCAACAAATGAAAATAGAGAAAGTGGAAAGTCTGAAGTCCCAATTTGGTGATAGAAAGACAATACCTTTAATAACACAAAGAGAAGCTATTGATAGAGCATTAGAGTATATTAAAGGGAGAAAAGATGGAACTATTACAAGTATTAAAACAGGTTTGAAAAAACTTGATGAATATACAATGGATGGTCTTGAATACAATAAAATATTCAGTATTGCGGCTTTGTCTTCTCATGGTAAATCAGCTTTATCTAAAAAGTTAAGAAATGGTATAGCTTATCTAAATGATAATGTTAAACAATTATGCTTTGGCTTTGAGATGGAAGCAAGAGAGCAAATTGATAGAACGATTGCTTCTGATTTAACTATTGATTTGAAGAAGTTATACTCTGTAAGTGAAAACTTATCTGATAATGACTTCAAACTTGTTCAAACTCACGTAAATACAGCACTTAAAAATAAGGACATCGTTTATGTTGAGGAAACTAACAACGTAGATACTATTATAAACACTATTTATAGTTATTGGTTACAAGAATGTGCTGAAAAAGACTTAACTTTGGTTGTAGAGATTGACCATATTCTTCTTACAAAAGGTAAAGATGGACAAACAGAGAAGTCAAAGATAGATGAGCTAATGGAAAAGTGTAATACTTTAAAGCAGTATATTGCAACACAAGGCGGTAGGATTCTTATTATATGCTTATCTCAAATGAATAGAAATATTAGAGGTTCAAGTGAGTTAGAACTAAGAGAACCTGATACAGAAGATTTGTTTGGTAGTTCGTATATAGAGCAATTTAGCCATTATATAATGTTTCAGTATATCCCATTTAAGTTAAGGTGTAAGCATTATACTGAGAATAAGTATCCTACATACATTAAATATGTAAGTCAGAGTAAAAAATGGGATAGTTTTAAAGTACCTTTTATTTTCCATCATTTGAGAAAAAATAGAAGTGGTGCAACACCAGAATATCCAGCAATATACCTTTCAAACTTGAAACATTTTGATATAACAGAAATACCAAAAGATGAGATGGCTGAATATTGGACAGAGTTTAGAGATAAAGGAGAACTTATACGTTATAAAGATTAATTTTATGTGGAAATATTTACCAGAAGTACCAAATGATAACAGAGATGTATTGGTTGCTTACAAATATGACAAACTACCAATTCAAGCATGTTGGGATGGTTATCAGTGGCATGGTTCACGAATTGTACAAGATTATATGAAACAAGGTTGTGCAAACGATTCAGTATTAATTGTACAAAATAAAATTTACGCTTGGTGTGAATTACCAAAAGTTCCAGAAGTATTAAACTAATAAAATTATGAATAAAGCATTAATTTACTTAAAAGAAGAATATAAATTTCCAGATGAAGATTTAGAAGATTTTTTAGCAATATCTATTGAAGAAGGTTATGTTGAAGAACAGTACGAGTTAGATAATTCAAGTGGGCTTGGCTCACTACCTAATGAAATAGTAACTTACATTTTTAAAATAGGCGATAGATTATGTAGAGTAGTTTACATCAATGACAACTTAGATGAAGATTCTATTTGTTTTGTAGAAGAAAAAGAAAGAATGGTAAAATATTATGTACCAATAAAAGACTAAATTTATGACAACGCAAACAATAAATAGAGTTGAGTATAGTGAGCTTTTTAAATTTGCAGAAGTTTATTATAATCTTTCTTGGAATGAATCTAATGATTTATTTTTTAATTATGTTGTTTCTTATGAATCGTTTGCAGAATATACAATTGATGAAGTAGCAAATCATACCTGGAAATCAGAAAGAGCAATTTTTGCATTTAAAATATTGTTAGATTTTATGCAGCAAAATAACATTAATTCAATATTTATAATAGGTTAAATTTTTATGAAAAAAAAAGTAATAATAGTTTATCAGGTTTCTTATGAAACTGAGATAGAAGTAGACACTAATTTACCAAGTGGGCAATATGACCAGTATATGTCACAAGAAAATGTAGAATTATACCTTGACCAAATAAATGACATTACTGATTCTGTAGAAGTTGATAATATTGCAATACCTGAAAATGAAACAAGTTTTTATCGTAAACAATCGTTTGAAATAACTTCATTTGAAATAGTATAACTATGAAACTAATTAAAGAGAAAACTTGGAAATTTTCTGATAAATTTGAAATAAAATATGAAAATTTATTAGTTGGGGAATTTGCTGGTAAAATGATTAGATTTCTTCCTTGTATTGATATTTGGTGGGATAGAACTTTTGTTATTGGTGTAAGTTGGCTAAACATTAGTGTTGAATTTTGGTTTAATAAAAACTTATAATTATGAAAAGTAAAGAGGAGAATTATTATTTACGGTTATTAGAACTACAAGATGTTAGTAGTGAAAGCGAAGATTTGTATGGCAATTTACAAGAAAACTATACAAAATTAATAATAACACGAGAAATATTGCACAATCTTATTGAGAGTAATTTATTATTACCACAATATAGGAAACAATATAATGAGCATTGGGAAATAATTAACGCTGAAAAAGAACGTCAATTTGAATTGATAATGAAGTATCACAAAGATAGTCGTAAATAATATGCAAGTAGTCTTACATGATATTGAGATAAACTACAATGAGGAGGAACACTCAGGAGTGTTCATAGACTGTGTTTATGATTATGCAAGGGAGGATTTTGTAGGTGTATTTGAAATATCTCACAGGAGAAATCAACTAAAAGAATTGGTTGAATATTTTAAAAAAGAAATGTTAGTTGTTGGGTATAATAGTTTATATTTTGATGACATTATTATTCATTTCTTGATTAAAAACTACGATAGACTTTCTAAAACACCTACAATAGACATTGTAAAGGAAATAGCTACATTATCTGATACTATTATTGAATCTCAAAAGAAGGATAATAATGATGGTAGTTTAATTGGTATATGGAATAAGTATAAATATAATAAACCATTCCATACAGTAGATTTGTTAGCTATGCACTTTTCTAAGAAGTTAAGGATAGGTTTGAAGTATGCTGGTATTTGTTTAAATTATCCTAAAATACAAGAAATGCCTATACATCATAAAGACCATTTATCTGATGAGCAAATAGATATGCTTATAGATTATTGTAAAAATGATGTAATGATTACCAAATCTATATTTGATTATTCTAAAAAGGCTCTTACTTTGCGAAAGAATATCAAAACTGAATTAGGTGTAGGTTGGGAAGTTTTATCGTTTGATGGTATTAAGTTGGGCAATACTGTTACTGCAAGAATGATATGCGAAGAACTTGGGATTACTGAAAAAGAATTTAATAAATTAAGGAGTGAAGTAACACAAGTCTCTGGGCAGGAAATACTTTTACCATTTATTAAGTTTAATAATCAGAATCTCAAAGAACTACATAAGACTTTACTTGAAAGAACTTATTATACTAATGAGATAGAACATCAATTAAAAAAAGCTAAGGAAGAACAAGATGAACTTGAACCAGATGATGAAAACGAGCAAAAGAAAAAGAAGGGCAAGAAAGACAAAATCTTTGAATTATTCATCACTATTGACGATTTGGAATATTCTATTGGCTATGGTGGTTTACATTCAATTAATAAGCCTGAGATAATTGTACCTCCAGAAGATTGTTATTTAATACAGTCAGATGTAGGAGGTTATTATCCAAGTCAAATTAAAATGCACAACTATTATCCAAAACATATTGGGGAAGCATTTAGTAAATCTATTGGTAAATCAGTTGATAAACGTAATATAGCTAAGGCAAGCGGAGATACTCTTTCTAATGAACTTTACAAATTAGCTAATAATGGTGTGTTTGGTCAGTTAAACAATAAATATTCTCCCTTTGCTTCAATAGACGTATTTCTTAAAGTTACAATGAATGGACAGCTAATGTTACTTATGTTAGTTGAACTTATTGTAAATGCTGGGTTTAAAGTGATTAGTGCTAATACTGATGCTGTGAATGTTATTGTACCAAAAGACAGGTATGAAGAATATATTAGCATTTGTGAGTATTGGGAATACATTACAAAGATGAAATTAGACCATGAGAAGTTTGTTAAAATAATCCAAGAACATATTAATAGTTATGTAGCAATCTATGAGAAACCAGGAAAAGTCAAGGTCAAAGGTTATTTTGAACAGATTAGATTTGGTAAAGGTTATAAACATCCTGTAGTAAAGAAAGCTGTATTAGATTACTTCATTAAAGGAGTTACAGTTGAAAAAACTATATTTGATTGTAAAGAAATTTATGATTTTTGTATGGGTACTACAGTCGGTAAAACTTCTACAAAAGGTGCTTACAGAGTAATGTGGGGAGATAAGCAAACACAAAATATAGTAAGGTACTATGCTTGTAACTCTGGGGAATATCTTTTAAAAGTTAGGGATGCTCAAATTAATCCTGGCAATATATTAAAAGATAGTAAAGTAATGTTGTTTAATGATTATTTTTCAGTAGATAATTTTGAAGATTATGATGTAAACTATACATTTTATATAAATGAGGCTTACAAAATGATTGATAAAATTGAAAATAATGAAAAGTTAAAGTTGAAAGATTTTAGTTTTTATGCTGAAAAAACACAGATTAAAATTAAAAAACAACATTTAGATTGTACCAATGAAACAAATGTTTGTAGTGAGTATCACAGTATTAATTATTTAGATAAAGATACAGTAATTAAAAAGTGTGGTATTTGTAATAAAACATTTATAACAAACTTAGAACTAAAAAACGTTTATGTGGAAGAAAGCAAGTGAAATGGATAAATTACTCACAAAAAAATGGGTAAAAATGGAGTATTGGTATGGAAATCCTGAATTAAATCTTGATTGTTGGGGTAGAAAAATAACTTCAAATAGGCAAGGTTATAATGTTTATGTATTTGGTAAAAAAGACCAACACAAAGAACTTTATCAAATTACCGATTTTAGTTTTGTAGTACGTAACAATTTTACAGGGATGTTTAAACCAGATAGTACAGCAGAAGAATTGATGGCATATATTGATTTTCGTGCTGAGTTGGGAATATTATCACATGGCAGAAGTCTTACTGAAAAAGAATTACAACAATTTTATTCTAAAACAAATGGAATTTAATAACTATGATGAATATGTCAATCCAATTTATGATGGGCTTGATAAAACAAACAATGGTGATAGTTATGCCTTAATAACTAATGGCAAAAATGGTTTGACTAAACGAGAACATGCTGTATTAACAATACTTAATGGTTTGTTATCTAATTCTATTTATGTTGAAAGATTTACACCTGAATATATGGTAGATAAAGCTGTCCAACTTTCAGACTTACTATTTGATAAACTACAACGATGACCGATAAAGAGTTTGAAAAATCAGTAATGGGAATTGCTGAACAGTATAAAGACTTGTACGATTCTATTGTAATAGATAGAGTTAAACAAATTTTATCTGTCGAGGAAGTATTCTTTGCACAAGGTGAAGATGCTGAATTAATATTTGATGATTTAACATTTTGTCCAAAAGGTTTAGATGAGAAGTATTATTTATTGTGGTATTTAGATGGTGCTGGAGTTTTAACAAATGAAGAAGAAGATTAAATTGTACAAATATGATTATAAAAAACAAAATAGAATTTGCAAGTGAATTAGCAGATAAAATGCTAAGAAGTTCACACAATGACATTGAGATAGATATTTTTGAAGATGACGTATGTTATTACACAGAAGAAGCTCAAAAGTATTTTGATATTTATTATGACATAGTTTTAAATCATATAGAAGAAAATGAGCAAGAACAATAATACAGCTTCAATGTACAGGGAAGAATACGATACATTAAGTGATTCTATCATTGACTCAATTAAGTTTGTAGCATTAGAAAGTAGATTGGGAAGAATTAAAATAACAGATTGGTGTAGAACAATCTTAGAATTTAACTATAATACTAATAAGAACTTTATTGATATTGTGTATTTTTATAGTGGAATTTTTGAGAACCCAACAAGATTTGTACTTAATGGTAATACTAAATCTGTCATGGATTTAATCAATATTTTACGTTTATTAGAAGAAAAAAATTACACAATTTTATCGTAATTATTTGCATAATTGTAGGATTTGTTGTATATTTGTGAATAGTTTATAAGTTTTATAGTTTAAATTTAATATTTTATTTTATGGCTAATATAGCGATTGTAGGTAAAAGTGGTACAGGAAAATCTACGAGTTTAGGTAATTTTCCAGAATTAGGGATTGAGGGTTTAGTTCCAAAAGAAACAGTAATAGTAAATGTAAGTGGTAAAGATTTGCCGTTTAAGGGTTGGAAGAAAAAGTATTCTGGTAAAGTTTCAGAAGGTGGCAATTACATGGAATCATCAAACAGTGATGATATTGCAAAATTAATTCAATATGTCTCTGAGAAAAAACCAGAATTTAAAAATATTGTAATTGATGATGCGCAATATTTGATGTCTTTTGAATTTATGAAACGTGCAAAAGAATCTGGTTATGGTAAATTCGCAGATATTGGAGTAAATTTGGCAAAAGTAGCAGAAGCAGCAAGAACTGCAAGAAAGGATTTAAAAGTTTATTTCTTGTGGCATCCAGAAGAAGATGCTAAGGGTAATATGAAAATGAAAACTGTTGGTAAGATGGTAGATGACTATTTGACTTTAGAAGGTTTATTTACAGTTATCCTTTATACAAGAGTTACTACTGACCCACAAGATAGGGCTGTTTATCAATTTGTTACTAACAATGATGGTACATATCCTGCAAAATCACCTTATGGTATGTTTACTGAAAAATATATCAAGAATGATTTAGGTGCAGTTTCTAAGGCTATTGATTTGTATAACGAAGGAGAGTAATAAGTTTTTTATATTTATAGTTTATATTTTTTACATTTTAAAAGTTTAATTTTTATGGGTTACAATACAAGTGGAAATCAGGCAAAATCAAGTGGTTCAAATGAGCAGAAGTTAATTATTGGTACAGATACAGCAAAAGTTTTATCTGTAAAATTGGGAATACAAGAGAAAGATGATATTAAAGTAAGGTCTTTGCAATTTTGGTTGAAATCTACATTGGGTGGTAGTGCTAATCACAATATCACTGTTAGTGCAAAAGATAGGGAAGCATCTAAATTGAAAGAAGATGGTACAGGTAATGATTTTGAGTTTATTGACCAATTTGGTAGCACTGGTTGGGGTAAGACATTAGAAACAATTGGTCTAACTTACTCTTATGCTGATAAAAAAACAGGTAATATGGTTGAAGGTAAAAGGGCTTTTGATTTTTCTACTGGAAGACGTGCAAAAGTTGGTGAAGCTGCTCTTACTCAATTCATTAGAACTCTGTTTAACAAAGCAAAAGATTCTCCTACTTACGACAAACTAAGTGAGTTTACAGGTGCTTCTGATTTTATCAAGTTAATTCAAGAAGATAGTGAGTTACTAAAAGAACTTAATGAAGCTATTAAAGCAGACAACAAAGAGCTTTTTGTAAACTATACTGTCTATACAAAGAACGATGGTACTTTAGGTAACAGGGTTATTCCTGTATTTGCTTCAGCTTTAACTTCTCCTGTAAACTTTAACAAAGAGTTGATTAAATATGCAGACAGACAAGCTAAATCTGGTTATCCTATTAAAGATGAGTATAGCTTTTTAAATGCTGTTGAATATGGAACAAAACAAGTTTCAACAGATACTGTTGTAAGTAAAGTAGTTGAAGACGAAGGATTGCCCTTTTAACATTTGTTAACATAAAGAAGTTAAAATCCCAGAGATGTAAAATATCTTTGGGATTTTTCTTTTTTATTAGAATTAAGTTGTAATTTTGAAACATTAAAATAAAATAATTTATGAATCATAATTTCGCAGATTGGGAACTAACTCAATTACTTCCTAAAATAAATCTTTATAATGATACAAAAGCTATTGATTGTATGGGTTATGAGCAATTAGTTGCTGTTTGTAAATCTATGTTAAAACCTGAACAATGGAGATATTTGTGGCATTGGGAGGATATTCGTTTATATCTGAAAGAACGTGGTTACATCATATCTATATTTTGCCACGCTTTTGAACAAGAAGACAGGATAATTGACCGCTATGAAGTTTCTATAATTGGAGATGAATTATATGATGAATATTTTGACACTTATGAAGAAGCAAGATATGAAGCTATTAAACATTGTTTAACTTTAATTAATAACGCAAATGTGGAATTATAGAATTGGTACTAAAAAAGACGGAGCTAACACCAGAGTATATTCAATATTTGAATGTTACTATGATGAAAACGGTGTTCCTGACAGCAATATTGATGATAATTCAAATATATTAGGATGTTGGGAATATTTAGAAGATTTAAAAGGAACTTATGATTTAATTAAGTTAGCTTTTGAAAAGCCTATCATTGATTTAGATAATTTTCCAAACATATTTACAGAAGATACAAATGATTAGTATGTTTAAAAATGTCAGTAGCCCAGTTGAAATCAACCGTTTTACTGTAGATGAGATAGTTAATTACATAGAGAATAATCCTGACCAACTTATTATTAAACAAGCACGAGAATTTGTTAAACGATTTGGGAAAGATTGTATCCAATACCAAAAGATTAAACATCAGTTACCTGTAGTTAGTTGGGCTGGAACTTTCAAATATAGAAATACAGAAAGCATTGAAGAGTTTTCTAATCTAATGTACTTTGATATTGATAATTTAGAAGATGAAACTAAATTGAATAGTGTAGTTGGTATATTAAATGATTTAGATTTTGTATATGCGTATTGGCAATCTGTATCTCAAACAGGGTTGGGAATATTGATAAGAACTAAACATGGACTTAACAAAGATAACTTTAAACCTACTTGGATTAAGTATTATGAATTACTTAATGCAGCTTTAAAAGATATAGATGTAGTGTTAGATTGGCTACCAGATTATACAAGAGTTAATATCCTATCTTCATCTGTAGTAACTGGAAATGCTAATAGTATTGAAGTAGAACTTGAAGAAAGTACAACATACTTTAATACTTCAATAAATGACATTACAGACACGATTGTTCCTAATGGTAATATGTTACTTCACATTTGTTATGTTGCCTCTAATGCAGCATATAAGCGTCATGGAGCTTTTCTGTATGATGATGGTACTTGTGCATTAGCAATGTATTTTGGTATGTGTAATGGATTTGGTATTGAGAAACAATTTAGTATTGACTATATTTGTAGATTGTTAGATGATAAGAATAGAACTATTGAAAGAGTTGCGAATTACATCTATAAAAGCTACGAAAAAGAATTTAATACTAAACAATTTAATTTAACATAATGAGAGGTAAAAAAAAAGGTCAAAGAAGTACGAAATCACCAGCAAAACCTAAACTTAAAAACCCTAAAAACACTTCTCCTGTAAGGGGGAATAAAGTGGAGTATGATGGGATACTGTTTGCATCAGGGCTTGAAGTCTATTGCTATAAACAACTTAAATTGCACGATTTAATACCTGCGTTTGAGTATGAAAAACAATCTTATACATTAGTTGAATCTTTTAACTATACAAAAGATTGCTGGGAGAAAACTAACACATCTAAGACCTTTGAAATGAAAAAACAAAAGGTACAATCTATTTCATATACTCCAGACTTTGAATCTACGAAAGCCATCGTAGAGACGAAAGGTAGGATGAATGAGCTATTTCCGATGAGGTGGAAATTGTTTAAAAAGCATTTGATGGACACAGGAAATCAGAAGGAGCTATTTATGCCATCTAATCAAAAAGAAGTAGATTTGTGTATCAAAATAATTTTAGAGAACAACTTATACTAATATGATTGATATATTTCAAGTAGAAATAGTAGAACGTAATAATGCGTGGATTGATTACGATAATGATGAAAATAAGATTTTATTTTTTAAAACGTACACTAATGCAAAACGTTATATAGATAAAATCATTACAGAAAGTGAAAACGAAAAAGAAAGTTTTTCTGGCACATACTGGAAAATGAAAAGAAAGACAGGAAAGATTATTCATATTTATTTAACTTACGAAAATTTTCAAGACAATGATTGATTTAACAATATTAGATAACGGAGATTTGGAAATCTCTGTTACAGATGAAAAAGAATTTCTATATGAAGTAGAAAGATTTGAGGATTTAAGTGAGAATGAAATGTTGTATGAATTGTTAGAAGCAGCAAGATATATTGGTAATGATTGGTATGCAAATGTTTATATTGGTTTAACTGATTCTCCAACAATAGGACAAGGAGCTTTATTTAATGAAGGGGAAGATGAAGGTGATGAAGCATATTGGGAGAATACTGATTATGAAAAAGCGTGGTGGTATCCTGACTATATGGTAAAATCTTTTCTTGATGAATTAGTAGAGACAGGCAAAACAATTTTTACAAAAGCATGGTAGTCTATGTTTTCAGAAACTGACAAAAGTGAAATTATAGAAATCCATAATTTCATTAGAAACAATTTGAATAGGTCTTTAAGTAATGAAAAAACTATACTTAAATACTTAATGTCTAACTATTCTATTAAAGAAAGTGAAGCTAATCTTTACATTAAAATAATAAAAGCAGAATGGGTATAAAAATAGAACAAATTGCAAAGTTATATAAACTTCTTGGGTATGGTCATATTACAATATTACATAAAGAAGGATATGAGATTAATGAGCCAACAGATGATTGTACTTATAAATTTTATACTATTGATGTTGGATTATTACTAACAATAACTCCTGAGAATTATGATAATATAAAATACATCAATATTGTTTTGTATGAGTTGTATAATAATAGATTTGAAATGGTACAAGACTTGGCTATTGATGTAGATTATAACATATTAAAATTACCAATGGATAAATACATTAACGAACTTTTGAAGTATGTTTAACACAAGTACAATAAATAACGATAAATATCTTATCATAGATGGCGACAGTTTGATTTATCAAGCTACACATTCTGGTAAAGATTTAAACTTTGAATATGCTGTATCAGCTTTTGAAGAAAAGTTGAATTGGATATTCTTAAATTGCTTTCCTTTTTGTGATAAGTATATTATCCTTTTAACAGAGAAGTTAAAACAATCTTTTAGATATGCTATTTATCCAGAGTATAAAGCTAATCGTAAAGACAGGGAAATATTAGAACATTTGCCAGGATTATATCATCATGTAATAAGTAACTACAATGCTTATGTAGATGAGTATTATGAAGCAGATGATTGTGTGGGTATATTACATAAAGTTTATGGTGATAGCTCTGTTATAGCTTGTATAGACCATGACATTTATCAATTAGAAGGGGTTAAGTATAACTATCATTACAAAGCAAGGATAGATGTAGTTGATAAAAAGTGGGCTGATAGAGAATACTATACATTAATGTTTGGTGATGCAGGTGATAATATTAAACCTTTTACAAATGTTTTAAAAAAAGAAGTTAAAGAATACTTTGGATTAAAGAATGTAAAAGGTTTAGGCGAAGCATCTATTAATCTAATATTAAAAGATTGCGATAGTCCTTTGTCTTACATAAAAAGAATTGTAAAAACATATCAATTACAGTTTGGGGAAGATTGGAAAAATCAATTAAGACTCATTATAAGTTTAGTAGATTTGAGAAATCATAAACAAGATGCGAGATTTGAAAAGATTGCTTCTTTGCAATTTTCCCCAATTGTAGTAAGACAAGATTTATTAGAACCAAAAACAATAGAAGACGAAGAATTTAACTTACCTTTTTAAAATTATATGTGGTGGAAAAATAAATTAGTACCATTTGATTGGAAAATAGGAGATACAATAAATAATATTCCATTATTTTCTTTGAATTGGCATTTAGGAACACTTATGTCAATTTCGCCTTGTAGAAAATACTTTATCATTAGAGCTTATGTTAGTAATGAACTTCACAAAGTTAAATATAATTCATACTACAAAAATTCTCGTACTGAAAATAATAAGTTTTCAACAGAACTTACCGAATGGGAAGAATATAATCAAGCACTAAAAGAATTGCAAGATAAATTTAATATTTAAAATTATGATTAATTTATACAATTATTTAGTAAGTAAGTATAATACTAATCCAAATGACAATTTAATAATTGTAATACAAGATTTTAAGCCACCAAGTGATTTTAAAATATTACGCAAATTGCGAACACAAGAATTAGATTGTAATTGGGTTATTAGAAATATTTGTGAAGGAAGTATTCATGTGTTTAGTAAAATTAGGTGGGATAACAATTATGATTTAGGTTATACTGATGATGAAATCAAAGTGGTTAATAATGGTTCACATATCAAAACGAGTTTTACTTGTCCTAATAAAACAGTTTCTGTAACAAACGCTCAAATTGAAGAATTAGAAACTACAATAACAGGAATAAAAACTGAAATCAAAAGATTGATGACACCGATTTACAAAATATTTAATAGTGAAGGTGTTATAGTAAAAGAATTTGATAACGCAACCAATGATTTTTACAAATACAAATATGAAAATAATATAACTTGTAAAATAATAAATAATGAATTTTTCCCAAAACTTGTAATTTAAAACTATGGACAAATACCAAAGATTAAAAGAAAAAGCTGAAAAAGATTTAGAACTTTTTAGGGAAAGAAATCAGAAAAAGTATGAGCCAATTATTGAAAATCTTGTAAAGAAAATTGGCTTAAATGTGGTTAATTCACAATGGGCTTGTAGTTTTAGAACTGAAACTGATAGAGATTTTGAAAGTGATGAAATAGAAAGTTTTAAAGATTTATTGTATTATCTTGAAGATGATTTGAGATTACAGTTTTTATTTCAATATAGAGATGGTGTTTTTACATGGTTTAAGTAAATTAAAATTATGGAAATAAAAGAAGTTTATAGTAAGCTCTGTTACTACGATTTAAGAAACCCAGAAGGAATTGGAGAATATAAAGATAATCCAGTCAATTGGGGCTATGAATATGAAGACTTTATAGGTCTTGGGAATTTTGCTAAAAAAGATTGTGCTTGTGATAATTGCTTTTATGGTAGAACTAAATTGGCAGAATACATTATTGAATTAGAAAATCAATTATTAACACTTAAACAAATAGACTAATGGAGAATAAGTTAGAAACATCTGCGTATTGGGAAGCAAAAATTTTGAATATTAATTTGCAACATAATATGCTAATTAGAACAGTTGATACTTTATTTGATGATATAAAATCAAATTTAACTAAAACTGTAATGTTTGAAGAACCTGTAATGGTGATGGAATCAAATGATTTTGATAATCAATATTATCCAACTACGATATTTGGCATTGAAAAAAGTGGATTAATAGGAACTTGTGGTGATGTAACTCATTTAGCTTTTGAGG